ATGGGACATCTAAATCTATTATTTATAAAAAAACGCCGTCTAGAATTAAACTTATCACTTCAAGAAATGGCGGAGTCACTAGGTTTTAAAAATGCTTCAACATATATGAAATATGAGGAAGGTACTTACTCCTTTAAAGCCAACCACTTGCCGATTTTAGCAAATAAACTCGATGGAAAAATTGAAAATTTTTTTATTGATAACTTTGCTGAAATAGCAAAGTTAGAGCATTCCGCAACTAAGGAGGTTGTCTAAGTGGCCATTGTTCTTATTGAAACCAATGAACTTGAAAAAATCATTAACAAAGCTATCTCTACTGCTTTAGAAGGCCAAAGTAGCAATAACTTACCTCCACTTCTAACCAGACAACAATTCATGGAATTACTTGAGATAGGAGCAACGAAAGCCGCAGAACTTTTCAATCGGCCCGGATTCCCTGTCACACGGGAATTTGGTAATCCCCGAGTAATCACCCGCCTGCTTCTTCTGTGGGCAGAGGAAAACAGTGAATGGATGAGCCAGCATGCCAATGTAAGCTGGAAGTCAGCGATTTAAAACCCGCCGCGCCATAACGGTTGCGGCGGTTGAGGGAATGTGGGCAAGGGGAATTGCTTAATAAAAGCATACATCATTCCCTTGTCCAATAGCACCTAACTAATTTGGACAAATAAGGGGGCAATAAGTGTGGCAGTTGGACATTTTCCAGGAGCACTTCAAGAAGTGCTTAAAAGAACAGGCGATTCATATCAAAAGGCTGGACGAGCTGCACATGTTGACGGTTCGCAGATAGGGAAAATCATAAATGGTACTCGCAAGCCATCTAAACCAGTAATGCAGGCTGCGGTTAGACACTACGATGATATTCGGTTGATTATTGGCGCAGCAGAAGAGGTTACGGGTGGGGCATGTGTACCTTACTTAGATGGCGCTGACTTACATCCAAGTTCAACATACATAAAAACAATCGAGGAAATCCAAGAAGCATTACTGGCTTTACAGTCAATTCCAATCACTAAGAGATTAGACCAGTTGACGCCTGCTGATCATGAGAACGTCAAAAATGGACTAATGGAGCAAATCGAAGCCATAACGGCACTTACACATAATGCAGCTGTCCTTTGTCGGAAATATGATATTTCTTACCTTGGATTATGGGCGGATCATCGGAATGAACTGAGACAAAAAAAATATATGAATTGAGGTTTTTTTATGAGAATCGAAGATTTGGAAGATCAAGCGCGGTTTGAAGCTAAGAACGCTAAGCGTAATCTGAAAATGATAAAACGCCAAGCAGAACATATTGATCCGATCAAGTTAAAACGAAATATTCGTTGGCTAGAAATGCTGATCTGGTTGCATGAATGTGAAATGCATCATGCTAAAGAACAGCATAAAAAAGCCCGCCTGGCACGGCGGACCTCATTGAGAACCCGATTAAAGTTTCTCGTTGCGTCTATTCTACGCGATGCCCCTCGTAAAAGCAAGGAGGGAACAGCTTGAGTGAACAAGACGAAATTCAATTTGCCAAAGCTCTTGCTGAATTGTATGTGAAACGCAGAAACGAGTGGTCATCTGCTATAGATCATGTACTGAAAACGGAGATTACCGCTGCGAACAATCAGGTCATGAGTTCTGTAGAAAATTTTTATCTTGCAGACAGGCAACAACAAAAAGCTTCGGGCAGGTGGAATCAGATTGTTGAAGTCGTAGAGTTTCTACCAATGAACATCAAAACACTCGTAATGCAAGAAATAGACAGGATCAAATGATGAAGGGCTTCGGCCCCTATCTTGGAATGTCGGACCTTAGAAATAACCTTCCTCCGTCCGGGATTCCAAGATGCGGCTGACGCATCACAATTTAATTTGAAAGGGGAATGGCATTATGATACCTGATCACTTACTTCAGGATCGTTACTGGCGGGGGCTGCTTCATATCTTTATGAATCATAACAAGCTTAAACAATTATTGTCGAAACCGGAATTTGTTGATTTTGAAGAACTTACTGTCCACGTGGATGAATTGATTAAAGCTTCAAAAGGTTGGAGTCCTTCCGAGAGATTTATGCTCACATGTGCTCTTCATTTGTTCAATGGCATCAACAAAATTGATCTTTCACAGGCAGACCGTTTAGATGACAAGAGTACAGCAATCCTGCGAGAAGCTCTGCAACTTCGCTTAGCGTGATAAGGAGGTGATTGATATGCTTCTTGTTCTCAAGGGTGATACAGTCCTAACAAGCTGTGGCCTGTCCGGTGAGGTACTGGATATATGGGGCATTGCCCGACCTTGGGCTAAGCTTCGAAAGGACAATGGAGAATTAGCATTCATCCTGCGTACGAATGTCACAGAAATTATAAATCGCCCCAAACCGAAGAAGGGAAAACGATGATTATAACAGAGGTGAGCTTATGCCAACAGATAGCTTTCCTTTTCCGATCTTCTCCGGGTTATTTTCGCCGCAACACTACGAAAAAATAGGATCGGCGATATGGCTATTCGCTTGGTGTGTTAGCTCCACGACTAAGGAAGTCGAAGAGGACGGAACTGTTTGGGGACTTGTCTTGGGTGGCAAGCCGATGAAGCTTTCTGAAATCGGTGAGAACTTTGGGGTTACCGATAAAAGCATCAGCAGATGGATTAGTGACCTCCAGAACCATGGTTACATCCATATCACTAGAGCACCCCGGGGTTTGATCATAAAGGTTAGAAAGTCCAAGAAAGGCATATTGAAGAGATCAGACAAAAATGTCTCATCATTAAATAATGATCAGACAAAAATGTCCGATCATGAAGCAATTTTAACGAGTGATCAGACAATATTGTCCGATGCAAAAGATATTAAAGATCTTATTACTACTACTACTATTTTAGAAAATGAGTTTTCAGAAGAAATTAGCCCAGATCCTAAAACGGACGGGATGATCGCAATTTTAAATGCTTATTGCAAATTGCATGATAAATTCGACATTCACGTCTCCACAAATGATCGCGAAGCCATGGGTAAGATGGTCGCCGCAGGGATGCCAGTACCCTTTACCATCACAACTATGGAGAGCCAATACAAGGCAAAGCGAAAACGTGAGGGAGAAGATTTCGAGCAGCCAAACAGTTTTACTTATTACGTGAAAGGCTTGAAATCAGCATGGCGGAACGCTAACAAGACTACGAAGCCTAAAGCGTCAATAACCCAAACACTACTGCCAGCCCCGCCGCAGCGACTAACCAAGCAGCAGCAAGAGCTTGCAGACCTTAAACGTCGAGCAAAGGAGGCAAAGCAGCTTGAGGAGAGCACAAGTTATTGATCTACTCATTAAGCTCAAGGAAGAATACGCACATCAGATTGATACCAGCGATACTGAAATAGACCGGCTCCACGAGAACCTTAAAGATTTCCCGTTTGACGTAGCCTGTAAAAACGTGGAGCAGCACATGCTTACAAATCCGTGGCCGCCGAAGATTGCGCAGATCCGTGGAGGTGTGGGTGATTTACGAGATCAGCGAAAAGCCAAGGATCAGACAGCGGAGTATTTTGCAGAAAGGGACAAGGCTCAAGCTGCTGCTAAACCTATACCCGCCGGATGGAAGGAAGAACTTTATGCGCGACTTAAATCGGGAACAGCCGCACGACATTGAAGCCGAATGGTCTATCCTTGGAGCGATCATGATTGATAACACGGGAGAAGCGATAGATAAGGCGATTTCTATAGCGCCGGAAGTATTCTATGATCCGATGAACCGGACAATCTTCTCAGGAATGGTGGATCTTCACAATGCCGGTGAAGAAATTGATATTCGCTCTCTTACAGGGATAATGCTTCAGCGTAAGAGCCTAGATAAGGTTGGCGGCGTTCATCATCTTACCCGTATAGCCCGTTCTTCTCCAACAGCAGCGAATATCGAATATTTCATTGGCATCATAAATAGCAAATTCACCTTACGTCAAGCCCTGAAGGATGCTCATGCACTCATTGATATGGTGTATGAAAGCGAGGATGCCGATAGTGTCGTGTCCTACGCTCTCACCAAGTCATCCGCGCTTTCTGATCAGTCTGTCTCAAAGCAAGATTTTAAATCCACCAGAGTAATCGGAATGGCGCTGATTGATACGATCGAGCAGCGTGTCAGCAACCGACTCAGTGGAACCATTAGCGGGAGAGAGACCGGATTTGTGGATTTGGATAAGCTGACAGGTGGATTTCAAAAGCAGGATCTAATTATAGTGGCAGCTCGTCCATCCGTTGGTAAAACGGCATTTGCCTTAAATATTGCTCAAAATGCGGCTGCGATATCGGATGATCCGATTGCAGTGTTCAGCTTAGAAATGTCAGAGCAGCAGCTCATGCAGCGCATGGTCTGTGCTGAGGTTAACCTCGACGCTAATGACCTGAGAATGGGCGATATCACTAGTGACGATGATTGGGGCAAGTTGACTATTGGTATTTCTTCTCTTGCAGACAAGAACATTTTCATTGCTGACGATCCAGTTGTCACCGTTCATGATATTCGAGCCAAGTGTCGCCGTTTGAAAAGAGAACAAGGTCTTGGAATGATCATTATTGATTACTTGCAGCTGATCCAGGGAAGTAGTGGAAAACGCGGGGAAAATCGTCAACAAGAGGTTTCAGAAATTTCCCGAGTGTTGAAACAGATTGCCCGTGAATTGGATGTGCCAGTTATCGCGTTGTCTCAGCTCAGTCGGAATGTTGAACAGCGCCAGGATAAACGTCCGATTATGAGTGATCTTCGTGAATCAGGCTCAATTGAACAGGATGCCGATATTGTCGCTTTCCTTTATCGGGATGATTATTACAACCAGGAATCCGAGAAGAAAAACATTATCGAAATCATCATATCTAAGCAGCGTAATGGCCCTACTGGAACGGTTGAACTTCTGTTCCTCAAGAATTTTAATAAGTTCGTGAATTACGAACGGGCGCATGCCAATAACTTGCCGCAGCCAGCCTGAGAATATAGAAAGCCGGGCATTGGTGCAGAGTAGAACAAACTATGAAGGAAGGTGCGATTTTATGAAATATGTAATATACGTGGAAGGGCTAAGCGAATTTTACAGGGGAAACACATACACTCACCAAGGGGAGACATTCCCCGCAGGGTGTATATTATCTGAGGCTAAACGCTATTCTTCTAAAAAACGTGCAGAAAATACTGTGACGGTACTAGAAAGAAAGTGTGATGATAAATTTTGCGTACATGAAATTGAAGAATGATGCACAGTACGAGGACACGGTGAAGGAGTGAAACGATAAATGTCTTATAGATATTACATTTCCCTTGAAGACTATGAAAGGGCAGCCCGAAACGGTATCAAACGCGGGACGCTAGAATGGCGGGTTCGAGTTGCTGCTTGGGGTATAGAACAGGCAGTTCGAACACCTCCACGGAAATTGAGTAATCACTCGAAATGGATTGAGATTGCGGCTAAGAATGGTATCCCGTATCAAAATTTCATTAATCGTGTAAGTGCAAAATGGACGCCAGAACGCGCGGCTACTCAACCGCTGTTGACTAATGAGAAGCGTGCTGAACAGATGAAGAAGCAGAACCCTGTAAAACGGATTTATCCAGAAGAATTGATCAAGCAGGCAGTTAGTAACGGAGTTTCTCGAAACACATTTTATCAGCGAGTTCGCAACGGATGGAATTGGGAAAGAGCAGCAACAGAACAACTTGTCTCTCCTCAGGAAAGTGGACGCAGAGGGACAAGAACAGTACGTCAGAGATACGGCAATATTAACGCTCTAATATTTATAAAAAAGAGGATTACGTCATGAGCACATTATCCCCAATCCATCCACAAGCCGTGAATATGATCAATAAGGCTCTTAACGAGGTAATGCGCAGAGGCAGCAAGATTGAGCGGATGCAGTTACATGTTAGCCCACGATCTGAATTGACTCAGCGTCAAATAATAAAAACAGCATTCGGAGTTTTACGGGTTCATCCAGGCGATTTCATCCCGAAAGGCTATTCTTATCTGCTTGAAGATCCAGGCGGAGATAAGAGAGGATTTGCTTGGGTATCAATACCTAAAGATGCGAGGATAATGGAGAATCGGCAAAAGGAGGCGTAGAAGTGATCATCAAAACAGTGAAAAATATTAATTTGCCAGCCGGTAGTATTGTTTCAGGAGTGTCATTCCGGGCGCAGCGTGAAAAGAATGGGTACAGCATAACATTTGGAGAATTTAAAGGTCATTACATTCCAGCATCATCAGCAATCATCATCAGCGATATTGTTCTCGACGAAGATGGGAAAATGCCTCGTGGATCTAGATATGCATAGACAGGAAAAGACTCCCTAATCCTTGGCGGGGGCTGGGAGTCAAATGGAGTAACTAATACCTCAACCCATTATAACTGATAAAGGGGATTGAGGGGAATGGCAATGGTGTGGGGACAAGGGGAATTGTTTCCTAGTGCAAGTGCTTTAGATGTTGAAATAACAAAAGTATTGCTTCGCAAATATCCAAAAATGGAAATAACCATCAACGGATTGAAGTTAAGGGATTCGCTTACCGCTAAAGAAAAATCCACACTTAAAAAGTGGGACCCGATAATTAATAATATTGAGTTGGCGATTCATGCCATTTTGGATTTAGAAATTAAAGAGATTATGGAATACCGGTTCATTGATCGAAACCCAAGAAAAGCCGCCTTAGTAAAGTGGTCGATTTTTACCGAACGATCATTTGATAGGAAAATCCAAGAAGGGACAGAATCGGTAGCTGGCACCCTTAAGATGCTCGGTATTATCTAAAACTTGTCTGTAATCTGTCTGGAAAACGTCTGTTTCGGGTCAGGTTTACGACGGGCAAAAAATGCTTGTGAAATTCTATAGTAGGGACATAGGGAAGAAGTTATTCCCGGGTGTCCCTGCTGCCCCTTATCGCCGCAGGACTCGTCAGAGCTGAGCGGTGATGATGCCTGTTGCAATAGCAACGATATTAGTGGCGGAACTGATAGCACAAGTAGCAAGTAGATGGTGCGGCGGTCTGTTACGGGGGATGAGAGTTATAGTACCACTCTCAACGCGCTCCACCCGGGCGCGGTATATTGGCATAGGGGATGTTAGTCGGCAATACCGTCCGTCACCATGCAAGTACGGGTATTTATAATATGGCCTCATGGAACATAAGGGTTCGATTCCCTTCAAGGCCATAACGGATAAGCAGATAACAAGGTCGCTCATTGATGGGCGGCTTCTTTATTTTATCTGAAGGGAGTGAGTGAAATGGAGATCAGGTGTCTCCGAGAACCACCGGAGAAGCAGCAGCCATCTAAGTGTAAAGGATGTGTCTGGGGCCGCTGGGAGGCGTCGGTTCAGTTCTGTTCAAAGCCCTTGGGTTGTATTAAGTATGCATCGGTAAGGGTCAAATGAACTTTGTTAAGCCGATTCGTGACCCGATAACGGTTGGAAATACGTAAACAACTGTTGTACATGTTTTGCTATTGATAAGTTAGAAGAGCAACGATAGTTGATCATCTCAAGCCTCATAATGGTGATAAGGTTCTGTTCAGGGATCGGATGAACTGTCAAGCGCTCTGCAAAGCATGTGATAATTGCAAAGATTGTTCGTGAAGATGGGGAATTTGGAGGGGATTTGTATTAAATATTTTTCGGATTTAAAGAATTAGGGTAATGGTAATGAATAGATAACATTGGCTTGAGAAATAGTAAATGTTATAATCTTCTTAATGTTCTGCATTAGGGGGAGTATATTGAAGGTCATTTACGTTCCTACAGTCAATGAAGATAGTCGTTCTTACGAAACTCTTTTCCATTTATGGAGACAGTTTCGACACTCTGAATCAGATATAATTCTCAATTTCTCTTATTGTTCTTTTTTGAGACAAAATGGAGTTGCCTTCATCGGGGGACTGATTCGATTGATTCAAAGTAGAGGTTTTAAGGTGGACTTTGATTTAACCTCACTAAAAAGTGGGGTGAGAACTAATCTGGAGCAAAACGGTTTTATGAGTCATTTTAATTTAGTTCCTTACTCTCCTTGGGAGGGGAACTCGGTACCCTATCGTGAAGACACAACGCAAGTTGCGGAATCTTATCTAGAATACTTAAAAAATCGTTGGCTTGGGCGAGGTTGGTTAAATGTCAGTCCAGCACTTAAAAATCTTATTGTAGGAAACGTTTTTGAAATTTTTATTAATTCCTTTGATCATGGTCACTCTCCAGTAGGGTTAATTACTTGTGGACAACGTTATCCTTCATTCTCACAATTAAAATTAACCTTAGTTGATTTTGGAGAAGGTATTCCGAATTCAGTACGGAATTATAAGAATAACGAGAACATTGAAGCTTCAGATGCGATGGAATGGGCCTTCAAAAGGGGAAACTCGACAAAAATTGGACTGAATGATTCACCGAGAGGACTGGGATTAGACTTATTAAAAAGTTTTGTGAAGATGAATGAAGGACAATTGGAAATATTCAGTCATGAAGGTCATGCTTTTATTAGTGAGGATGAAGAAATTTATGATGAGATCGATTCTTTTTTTGGAGGTACACTCGTAAACATAACATTGAAAACTGATGAATCTTATTACTGTTTGGCTTCAGAAGTTGACAATGATTCATTATTTTAGGAGGTAACCATGGAATATAAAATTCAAGATATTATCGGAGAAAACTGCATAACTAGAGAAGATGGAGAAAAGTTATACAACTTGATATTCCATGATCTTAAAGATGGGAATAAAGTTACATTAGATTTTATTAATATTGGTGTGTTCACCTCTCCTTTCTTTAATACAGCAATTGGTCCTTTGTTTAGGGATTTTAGTAGAGAGGATTTAAGGGATCATTTGATATTCGAGAACTTAAATTCTGTCGGCAGAAATCTGGTGAAAATAGTTATTGAAAATTCTTCAAAATATTTTTCGGATGAGCAATATAGAAGAGTTCATGATAATATCCTCAGTCAACATGATGATGAGGAGGAATAGAATTTATGAGTGTAAATTACATAATAGAAGCAGATGTTATTGATATTAGAGTTGATCAGCCGAAGCCAGACGATATTTTTTTGGTTGACACAAATGTGTGGTACTGGCTTACATATTCTAGAGCAAGTATTGCGCCTACTCCCCCAAAAAGTCATCAAACAAGCCACTATCCTAATTACATTGCCAAAGCAATGAGTGCAGGATCAAAATTACTATGGAGTGGGCTATCTTTATCGGAGTTAGCCCACATTATTGAGAAGACTGAACGTGAGATATTTAGTCAAACAATAAGCTCGAAAGCTTTTCGACACAATCATAGTAGTGAAAGAGCAAATGTCATTAGTGAAATACAATCAGTTTGGGGACAAGTAAAGAGTATGGCTAATCCATTAGAAAATTTCAATATTGATAACCTGAGAACAGATGAAGCATTGAGCAGGATATGTTCATCTAAACTAGACGGTTATGATGCATTTATTGTTAACTCATTGCTTAATGAAGGCATAGTCAAAGTAATTACAGATGATGGTGATTATACTACTGTTCCAGGGTTACAAGTGTATACTGCTAATTATAATGTTATACGTTCATCAACTACACAAGGAAAAGTAATGGCTAGATAAATGATTTATTTGAAGATAATACACTACTAGAACGTCACTTCTAAGACGTTCTTTTTTGTTTTTTACCACTGGCAGATTATGGTAATATTGTTGAGCCATTAGAGAACGCATAGGACTCAAATGCGTAGCAGATCCCTGAAATAAAGTTTATGAGTGTAGGGGGTTTGCTGGAATTGAGAGGTTTGATCATATTTGCTGTGGAATATAAAGGTGTGGGAAACCCTGATGAACTGAACATATTATGACCGTATATTGACTGTAAGTTGAACACCGTATGACAGGTTTTCCTTGATACTTGGTAATGTAGAAATTTGAAGGGGAAAACATATTTATCTGAAGGTCGCTCATACCAGGGCGACTTTTTTGTTTTTCTTATGGAGGAATAGTAATGAAAAGGATAAAGAGTTTAAAGGAACCACCGACTTCTAAGCAGCTCTTTAAATGCAAAGGGTATATATGGGGAGTATGGGAGGCGACTGTTCAATTCTGTTCTAAGCCGATCGGATGTGTGAGGGCAGACGGTGGTGAGGGCGAGTGAACTTTGTTCAGCCGATACGCGACCAAGAAACGATTGATGAAATCAAGGGATTCCTCAAAGGTCAATCCGATCGGAATCACCTAATGTTTGTTTTTGGAATTAATACTGGCCTGCGCATTCAGGACATATTGAAGCTAAGGGTTAGAGACGTTAGTGGAGATCAGATTGTAATGACGGAAATGAAAACAAAGAAACGGAAGTTCATTCAGATCAACCCAACGTTGAAACGAGATATCAAGAAATATACGGCTGTTATGGATAAAGACGATTATTTGTTTCCATCAAGGCAAGGTGGTAAAAACAAGCCAATCAAACGAGACATGGCTTATAAGGTGATGCGGAAGGCTGCTGATGAATTTGGTTTAGTGGACATAGGCACGCACACGCTGCGGAAAACCTTTGGTTATCACATGTACCAAAAGACCAAGGATATTACACTTGTTCAAAATCTGCTGAACCATTCAGATAAGAGTATCACAATGAGGTACATCGGTATGGATCAAGATATGATGAACAATGCAATGAATCGTTTTGGCCTATAAGTTATTCATATTTAGCGAGTATATAACTGATCATTGGGAAGTGTTCATAATCCCTTATTTGTCAAGGGATAGCAGCAGCTCAGTGAGTTATGCTCTCTATTAAGATATGAGGAACTGGTAATCTATACAAAATATGCAGTTTAGTATGATTTATGTAGTAGTTATTTATCATATAGCAGCAGAAAGAAGCCCTTTTAAATAAGGGTTATTTGGCGTTGTTTGCCTAAATAGCTCCGTGAATATTTATACATGAGAGGATGAAGAGGATGTGAAGCAATGGCTTTGAAGAAATTCTGTAGGAAGAGTGGATGTAAATCACTGGTTGAAGGCGGGTATTGCGAGGATCATAAGGACCTTGATAAGCAGTATGAACAACAGAGAGGATCAGCAGCAGAACGAGGGTACGACAGCAAATGGAAGGTTGCTCGCGCGCGGTTTTTACGAAGCCATCCATTATGTGTTCACTGTGAATTATCAAGCTTAGTGACAGCTGCTACAGTGGTCGATCACATCATTCCGCATAAAGGAGACATGCGCTTGTTCTGGAATGTGAGCAATTGGCAAGGGCTCTGTGCCTCTTGTCATAGTATCAAGACAGTAAAAGAAGATGGAGGTTTTGGGAATGTTCCAAGGGTTGTAAAGTGAATGTTAGACGAATAATAAAGAGCCTATGAGTAGCACCTCATAGGCTCTTATATTCCACGCTTGTACACCTCAACTCGTTTGCAATTATTAGGCACTTAGGTATGGAAGCCAGAGCATCGACTTTGGTTGGCCGACTAACCTAACAATACTGAGAGTGCTATCTCAGCTTCTATGTACGAGGCCATGACTTATGCAGCTGTGACCCTGCAAATGAAACTCGTCTTCCCCTGTAAGCCCATGGCAGCCGATGATTCACGTAACATGATGCAACCCGTTATGTTCCGTTTTATGCCCGTCGGCAGGAAGGCAGCGATTACTTCCCATCAACGCCCCCGGTTTACGCCCGTGTGCGGAGAGCGGTGTTAACACTCAATATATACACCTGGGTTATGTTACGATCTTCATCCTAATTTGAGGAACAAGGGGAGCTCAAAAATTGGCCCAATGAGACCAACTCCTCTCTCCCCTCTCTCGAGGGATAATAAAGATACGCATTTAATGCAGATAAGTTTCGGAAAATTATTCCTTTGAAAGTTATTTTTTTTCAATTAGGGGGAGGGGGGGCAAAATCTCTAAAAAATTTTTATATAAGAGACCGCATCGGACTTTAATTACGTAAAAACTCGTTTTATGAATTTTTTGACGATTTCAGGAGGTGGCCCAGATGGGCAGAAATGCGATGCCCGTTGATCTGCAAATAGCGAAGGGCAATCCAAATAATTTGACCAAAGAAGAGATTCGGCAGCGTAAAGAAGCTGAGATAAAACTCGGAAAAACTGACCTGGATAAACTCAGACCACCGGCTCTTGTGAAAACGGACGCGATCGCGCTTGGACATTGGAAGCAAGCACTAAAGGAATACAAGGAAGCTGCAAAAGCCGGGAGTAACCTTCTGACGAGTTCAGATGTGGGGCTGCTAGCAATGTACTGCCGGACATATTCTGAATATGAGAAGCTGCTTCATCAATATCAGACGATTGAGAATATCAAGATTGACACCAATATCTTTGAGGAATATTTTGATCACGCCGAAGATGTGGGTGGCATCGAGTTAAAGGCGCTAGTGTACTTGTCTCAACTGGCTTCCCTGGAAGGTGTGTTGAAGATCGAGACAGCTATTAATAAAAAAATGGACATGCTGCTAAAAATGCAAGACCGGTTATTCCTAAATCCTTCATCCAAAGTGAAGAATGTTCCGGCTCCAAAGAAAAAGCAGGAGACACCGGGCAAGTTTGGCAGGTTCAACGGGAATCGCAGTGGCTAATGTTCGGATTTATCCGTACAACACTGTCTCGGAGCTGGACCGCGTTACCGCCTTCGCACATGAGGTAGTTTCAGGCCGGATCATAGCGGGGCGGACGCAGCGGCAAGCCTGTGAACGGCATCTGAGAGATTTAAAGCGGCAAGGCACGAAGGATTTTCCTTATGTCTTCGACCCAGACCGCGCCCATGATATTATTGATTTTGCTGAAGCATTAACACTGGCAGAAGGATCGGACCCGGAGCCTCTTAAGCTGTGGGGTTTCCAAGACTTCATTTTCGGTTCATGGAACGGCTGGCTGACATTAGACGGTTACCGGCGATTCCGTACATCCTATGTACAAATGGCCCGGCAGAATGGTAAATCCTTGGGCAATGCCGTACCTTCCCTTTTTTACGGTAACTTTGACGGGTATAATTACCCACAAGTCTACTGCACGGCGACCAAAGAGGCGCAGGCGAAGATTGTACTAAAGGAATGTATCAAGTTCATCAAGGCCGACCCGGAGCTGGGCGGGTCTGATTATGAAGATGGTCTTTTCGATGTTAAGGAATACAAGGGAGTTATTCTTTGTACGCAGACCAATGGGGAAATCAGAACGCTTGGCCGGGACACAAAATCCATTGACGGATTCCGCCCGTACTTTGCGAGTGTCGATGAATATCATTTGCACAAGGACAATCAAATGTACAAGCTGCTGGCTGACGGTACAGTCAAGCTGAAAGAGTGTTTGATTTCTGTCATTACGACAGCCGGGTTTGACATCAACGGTCCGTGTTTTGAGCTGTATGAGCATTGTAAATTGATCCTCGATGGTATCCAGGAGGATGAAACGCAGTTCGTCTTTATTTGCGAGCTGGATAAAGATGATGATGTTTGGGATGAAGCGAATTGGCCGAAGGCAAGTCCACTTTGGACGGAGCAGACGCTTAAGAGCCTGCGCGTAGCGGCTAAGACAGCGAAGGCGATGCAGGGTTCAGAGCTTCGGAACTTCCTGACCAAGTGGCTGAACAGATGGGTACAGTTCGCGGATAACCAATATATGCCCCGTGACCACTGGAAAGCATGTGCTTCTGATCTGACCATTGATGACATGGCAGGCCGTGAATGTTACTTAGGGCTGGATTTATCATCTGGAGGCGACTTAACTTCCGGTGTTTTGGAATTTCCTATTGAAGGTGAAGCAGGAGAGCGCAAGTATTTCATTGATTCACACAGCTGGATTCCATCGGCGCGGGTTGCGGAGCATGTGAAGTCAGACAACGCCCCTTATGATATGTGGATTATAGATGGATTGCTTACTCCTACTGAAACCATGGGTGGCGTGAAGACGGATTACAAATACATCATTGCCCATTATCGTGAACTTATAAAAAAACATAACCTCAAACTGAAAGGCATCGCTTATGACCCCCATAATGCAGATGCCTTTTTGTCTGACCTAGAAGAGTTCGGAGTCGATACGGTTGAGATTATCCAGAGCGCCCGGAGTTTGAACGATGCGACGGTAGACTTTCGTTTGGAGGTCGAAGCGGGCAACGTTATTTATAACCGGAAAAGCAAGTTGTTGACCTGGAGCATGGCAAATGCCAAGACAACAAGTAATAGTTTTGGGGAAATTAAGATCGACAAGGACCCGAAGGCTAAAACCAAACGGATCGACCCGGTTGACGCGGTCATAGATAGTCATAAACTGTTGCTTTCTATGTCTGCCAAGAATAAAAAATCTGTTTACGAGGAACGTGACGTTCGCGTTCTATAAGGGGGTGAAGAATTGAGGGTTCCTATTTTGTCAAATTGGCTAGAGCGGCGCAGTGATAGCAGCGATTTAACTCATCCTAAACGATGGCTACTCGACTCCTTTAGTGATTTTATTGGAAAAGGTATTTCGGTTTCGGAGAAAACAGCTATGCGGTCAACGGCGGTTTTAAGCTGTGTACGGATTCTTTCTGAGACAGTCGCTTCTCTACCGATACCAGTTTATAAGCGATTAAATCCAAGAGGGAAACAACGTGTTAGTCATTTGGTTTCTGATTTGCTGGGTAAACTGCCAAATCCAAGAATGACCGCCTTTACATTTCGAGAAACAATGATGGCTCATATCTTGCTCTGGGGAAATTGTTACGCTGAGATTGAGTATAGCGCAACCGGGGATATTGTAGCCTTGTGGCCTATTCCTCCTTATCGGGTTGAGCATATGGAGACTGTGGAAGGTATTCCATATTTTCAGGTCACAACAAAGGATGGAAAGCAACACAATGTGCCATTTTCTAATATGTTTCATATCCCTGGGCTTGGTTTTGATGGAACCAAAGGAATTTCCGTCATATCATGGGCGCGACGTTCTATTGAGTTATCGTTAGCAACTGAACAGTTTGGTGCGGAGTTTTTTGAAAATGGGACAAACGTTGGGGCTGTTGTTACACACCCAACTACATTAAGCGATCCGGCTTTTGAACGTTTAAGCAAGTCTTTACAGGAAAAATATGAAGGTCTTGGAAAATCTCATAGACTAATGCTTCTTGAAGAGGGGATGTCCTTTGCCAAAAACTCTATCCCCCCTAACGACGCACAGTTTTTGGAGACTCGGAAGTTTCAAATTCTTGAAATCGCTCGTTTATTTCGGGTACCGCCGCACATGTTAGCAGACCTAGAGAGAGCTACATTTAGCAATATTGAACAACAGAGCATCGACTTTGTGACCCACACGATTCGACCTTGGTTGATTCGATGGGAGCAAACAATAAATTGGAAGTTGTTCAGCGTTAGTGAGCAAAAACGTCTATTTGCTGAGTTTTTGCTTGATGGTTTGTTACGAGGTGAGACAAAGGCGCGTTATGAGGCCTATAACATTGGTCGTAACGGCGGGTGGCTCTCAGTAAACGACATTAGGGAAAAGGAAAACATGAATCCAATAGAGGGTGGAGATCGTTACTTGCAGCCATTGAACATGGCCGAGGTTGGTAAAGCCGATGAAGGAGGTGAGAAGAATAATGAAGACAACAAAGGAGCAGAGGGAGACCCTATTGCAGGGGAGCCGTTTGGAGGTGAGACGTGAAGATGGACAGCCTGCTAAGATTATTGGATATGCGGTTCGATGGGATCAGCTCTCTAATCCGATATTCGGAATGTTTCAAGAGCGATTTTCTCGGGGGGCATTTGCAGCTAGTCTGATCAACCCAGATGTATATGCAGCTTGGCAACATGACAGCCGTGAGATTCTTGGGCGAACGCCAAGCACGTTAATTTTGACAGAGGATGATTTGGGGCTAAGATACGAAATCACACCGCCCAGCTGGGCAGATAAATACATTGAGACGATCGAGCGCGGCGACGTGCGGGGATCGTCTTTTATTTTTCGCTCTGTTCGAGAAGAGTGGGACGATTCGAACGCAGATATGTCCATTCGCACGATTTATGAGGCTGAACTATTCGAAGTCAGTCCAGTTACTATGCCCGCCTACCCTCAGTCTAGTGTGGGCATACGGTCAGCAGAGGAAGTATTTGCCTCCCGTCCACAATCAGAGGCAGAGGCCCGGGAAGCACGGCAGGCAGAAGAGGAACGAATCATGAATGAGCATGAAATGAGATTGAAAAAATTGAAATTATAAGGAGTTGGTTTCGTTGTTTAAAAACCTGAATGAAATGCGTAAAAAAATGGCTGCGAAGAAAGAAGAAATGCGTTCTCTAATCATGCAAGCACAGTCTGAGAAGCGTGGCTTTTCTGCTGACGAGGAATCAAAATTTGGTTCTTTGGAAAGCGAAGCAGATGCGCTTGAGGCAGAAATTAAGCTAGAAGAACGGTCACAGAAATTGGCAATGGAGGGCGGACACAAAGAGAATGAAGAGAGGGATCAAATCGAGACAACCAAGGAATATCGTAGCGCCTATGAGAAATACCTAAAATATGGCCGAAATGCAGACTTCACCGACGAAGAACGCCAGGCATTCAAGGCAAAACAACAAGAAGCTCGTTCCATGGTTGAAGGAGACAAAACAGCTGGCGGCATCCTTGTTCCAGAAGATGATAGCAAGGAAATTATGCTTCAAAAGAAATCTAAGCGTTCTATCCGAAATTTGGTAGGCGTAAAACCTGTAGGGACCCTTTCCGGCAGCCGTCCGAAACGTCGCGGGACAGATCTGAAGCTTAAAAATTACGACGAAAAATCCCCTATTGGTAAAGAAGGTACGCCAGAGTATACCGAAGTCAAATATAAGGTTCATAAATATGGTGGGATCTTTGAAGTGACTAATGAGCTGCTTGCTGATAGTGCAGTAAATATCAGTGAGGAACTTCGTGACTGGTATACAGAGGCATCACTTAATACTGAGAATGACGAAGTATTTAATGGACCAGGGGGAGAGGATTCAGCAGAAGGAATTTTTGTAACTTCTTCTTATCGAACAGTCCCTTCACCGGCACAAATCGATATTAAAACTCTTCGTAAAGTAAAAAACATGGTCGATGCCTCTTATAGAGGCGGTGCAAAATGGATCATGAATACCGCAGCAACAGAAGCACTTGCAGATATGAAATATGCAGATGGGAAAAGCGTTCTTGTCCCAGATCCGACACAAGCGGATGTCTTTACATTGTTTTCATATCCAGTTGAGGTATATGACGATATCACGACGACAGCAGGTAAAACAAAGATTGCCTTTGGTAATTTTGAAGTAGGATATTATTTCTTTGACCGTAAAGTGTTAGAGGCTAAGACTACAGATGAGGGTGGGGATGCATTCGAGAATGACACCACACTCACCCGTGTCATTCAACGTTTTGATGGTAAGCCAGCCAATGAAGATGCAATCGTAATTCTTACTGGTCTTAGTGTAGAAGCGTAAATTATAAGGGGGTCAGCCCCCCTTAAGGAGGGTTTCTATGGGTTATATTACAAAGAATCACGCTAGCGCGGAAAAATGGGTAGTTGGCGGTGAGCTGGCGTTTGTAGGTGAAGCGAGGATTACGAAAGACGGTGAAGAGGTGAGCCTTGGAGGTGACGGAGTTCCGGGTCCTACAGGCCCAAAGGGCGATAAAGGGGATATTGGAGCAACTGGTCCTAAGGGTGACAAGGGGGATACTGGCGCCGCTGGTACTTCCCCGGCAGTGGGGACTCCTGCTTTATTGCAAGCAGGGAGCGATGCTGTACAACGTAGCTGGTCGGCTAAGGATATTAGCGATGAGATTAAACGGCAGATAGCAGCAATTTCTTCGGGTGCTTAATGTTAACGACACTTAAACGAGCTAAGTCGGCACTAGGTATCATGGAGGGAGATACGGAGCAAGATTTTTCCCTGCAAATAGCATTGGAGGCTGCATCGAATGCTATTGAACGGGAATGTAATCGCGAATTTGAGGTGAAGACATATACACAACGTCTTGACGGATCGGGAACACAGTTTCTACGGCTACGGAATTTCCCTATTCAAACCGTTTCTGAAGTAAGAGAGGCTGGAAAAGTAATTGCAGATGATAGCTATGAAATTGAGGGAGAAAACGGAATGCTATTTAAGCGTTACTGCTGGCCGTATGGGACACGGAATATTAAAGTGGAGTATACAGCAGGCTACGTCCTTCCAAGTGATGTAGCAGGGGCAGCCGAGAGTACATTGCCCAGGAATTATGAACTAGCTTGCATCCTATTTGCACAAACTCTAATGCAAACACCAGGCGTTACATCGGAACGGGTCGGGGATATTTCTGTGACTTATGCTTCCGCAGCCTCCGGTGTGCTGCCTTCTGCTGTAGCTGCACTAATAAAATTATGAGGTGATTTTTATGGCGAGTCAAAGATCCAGGGCGAGGCGGGTCGGTGTGCAAGTCACCGGAGAAGATAATCTGCGGCAGCTAGCCGAGCGACTTCGCCCATTGACTAAGAATAAGATCCGCATTGGTATGCAGGGTGATGCCGAACTGGCTATGATTGCCGGAGTCCACGAATATGGATCTGTGAAAATGAAGATCCCAGCCCGTTCGTTTATCGGGACAGGGAAAAAGAAAGGTCAGGCTCCCATAGGTAAGTTGGTCCGGGCTGGGGTAACAGAGATTGCCCACGGGCGTAAGCGGGTAGACGAATTGTTTTCGGAGATTGGTGAGACGGGACTTGATCGAATGAAGAAGAATTTTGAACGAATTAAGCAGCCGCCCTTATCCGCCCGATATGCTTCAAGAAAGACTGGCTCCCGAAAGTTGCTGCACCGGGAAGACGAGCTGCGCGACTCCCTGATTTATGACATTGTACCGAAGGGAAGGTAATCATGCGGAATTTCAGATTTGCTGGTACGCTTCGAAAATATGCTGAATCATACAAGCTAATTCGGGAAGCTGGAGGAACGCGTGACGATGCGGGAGATTGGATAGCTCAAGAACCAGGAACTATTTTGCTAAGGGGTAGCGTTCAGCCCATCAATACCCGGTTGTTGGCTGTGGAGGGTGGAAACTATACTGAATCTGACCGCAGGTTGTTTACAGTTTATAAGCACAACAGTGACGAACTGATTCTGCATGCAGGTATTAAATATCGGGTTGTAGAACTGACGGAGCGGAATTATAGCGATGTCAATCAATACGTATTAAGGCGGGTGGTTGCTCATGCTGCCGGTTAGAAAAATACGTGTGACAATCAAACAAGGGATAGAAGACGCCTTGTCCGTTCCTGTCATTCCAATGAACAGCGGGGGAGACAATCCAGATGGGGATTTTATCACATATCATCTTGTTGGCGGATTTAAGCCTGTCGGTGGACAACCAGTAATAACCCAGCAATCCGAACAGAAGTACAGGCGGGAGACGGTGACTTTTACCGTCTCTTTCAATGTTTATGCCGATACAGAAGATGATTGTTTAGTTAACGCCATGAGGGCGAGAGATTGGTTTAAGTCAGACGGACATGAGCTGTTAAAGGACAAACTTGACGTGATCGTGATCGAAATCGGGGAAATACAAAACCGGGATATTAACATCGGTGAAGAGTGGGAAAGGCGTCAGGGCTTTGAGGTTGAGTTTCGGGCCACGGATGTTGTGATAACGGATATGTCAGGCTGGATTGAGACAGCACCAACAACAAAGGAGTGAGTATTTTGAGTATTAGTGATGTTACGGTAACCATTGCCGTACAGCAGCCTACGCCGATCTTGGGCGGATTCGGGAAGCCCTTAATCTTGGGTAGTAGTACGACAGGGAAGGATTTTAAAAACTACGCAGATATCAACGCGGTAAAGGTGGATTATCCGGCTTCGACGGAGGAATATAAGGCTGCATTTGCTCTGTTTGCACAGAAAAATCCACCAGCGGAGATTGCAATCGTGTCTCGTAAGACGGGAGCGGCTCCGGTGACGCTAGAAGATTTGCTACCGTCTTTGTTCCTCAAGGACTGGCACTTCCTAGTTGCGACATCAACTGTAGTAGCGGACATTATTGCAATAGCTGACGCAGTAGAGGCGGATAAGTCTAGGCAGTTTGTCGCCCGGATCAGTAGCAAAGAGGACCTAGCAACTATCAAGGCCAAAGGCTATGCAAGGACGTTTGGCATGTATCACAAAAATATTAACAACTATCCAGATGCAGCTTGGGTTGGCGCTGTGGGAAGTCTTCCTGTGGGCAGTGTGACTTGGAAGGGCTGGACACTAGTTGGAATTGAACCTATGGACATTGACGCCACTGAACTTAATGCAATTCACGCACTGGGTGCTAATACCTATTTGACCAAAGCGGGAACCAACGTCACTAGTGAGGGGAAGACGTTCAGCGGTGACTTCATTGATTTTATTCACTGCGAAGATTATATCGTGTATTCCATTCAGTATGAAGTGCAGGACTTATTTAACCAGGCTCAAGCTGCGCTTACGAAGATCCCATATGATAACCGTGGAATCGCTCAGATTGAGAGTAGAGTACGCACTGTTCTTCAGCGGTCATTCCTTCAAGGCATGATTGCTGCTGACAATGATGGTGTACCACTGTATAACACTACATTTCCACCACGTAGCCAAGTGGACCCGGCGAATATCGCGGCCCGTAATTATCCTGATGGTCAGTTTGAGCTTGTAATTGCTGGAGCGATTCATAATACCGCTATTCGTGGTACCATCAAATTTGCGTAATTTAAGGAGGGATTCAAGTGTCAGAAGCAAAAACATATGACCCTATGGACGTCACCGCAATTGTGGGTGGCGTTTTTTTAACGGGATTCGCAGAAGACTTAGTCACCGTGGCTAAGGATGAGGAAAATTTCAGTACAAAGGTAGGAGCGCAAGGGGATGTGGTCCGAACAAAGGTAAACAATCCACTCGGTACGATTACGATTACCCTTCAATGCACCAGCCCGCAAGTGCCTTATTTAGATAGTCTAGGCAACAGCGGGAAATTGGTTCCGGTGTCCGTTGTTTATTCCGGGACACCCAAAGAAACAAATACCGCAACGCAGGCCTATCTTAAAAAACCATCAGACCGAGAGTATGGCGCGGAAGCTGGAGATCGTTCGTATGAATTTCAATGTCTTGACTTAAGCATGAACTAAAATCCAAAACTTGAGAGGAGCCAATATCCATGGCTAATACAAATTTTAAACAAAAAGAGATTACTACAAAAGCAGGAAAGACTTATACGCTTCAACATCCAGGTGTGCGCAATGTTACCCGAATTAATGACCGGGTAAAAAATAAGCATGGTGTGAATTCCGAAGAAAAGATTTGCGATGAAATGTTCAAACATGTTGTCGTGCAACCCAAGGTAACTATTGACGATTTTGAGGACTACGGAGAAATGGTTGAGGTCGCCAACAAAGCCTTTTACTTTGTTACTGGCACTCCTGATCCAGACGAAGTAGACCCGGATGAAGACAATGACGATAAGTAAAGAAGAAGCAAAGCGGCGGGCTAAAGAGAATTGGTCTTTGTGGCGGCTTTTACTGTCGGATATGGGCATTACCTATAATGACCTGGACAACATGGATCAGGATGACGTCGCCGAAGCCAACGCTGCCTTAGATATTCATATTGAACAACAGAATAAGCAAAGTAAGAAATAATAGGCGTCCTCCGGGGCGCCTATTTCTGTTGCTAGAAAGGAGGGCATATGGCAGGCGGAATAATCGGATCATTAATGTACTCCGTGGGGTTCAAGTTTAACAGCAAGGGTTTGAATGATGCAGATAAGAAAGTCGGAAAGCTCACAAAAACGGTTGTTGGACTTGGAGCTGCGGCTGGCGTTGCAATGGTCGGTATTGCGGCAGCTGGTTTAAAAGCAGGCTCTAACTTTGAAACAGCAATGAAGCAAGTCCAGGGAGCTACTGGGAAAACAGCTGAACAGATGGAAGATACTCGGGAGATTGCCAAGGATCTTTATTCCAACAACTTCGGTGAGGACTGGAACGATTTAGGCTCTGCCGTAGCTACTGTTCAGCAGGTTACCGGGCAGGCTGGGGATGAGTTGGAGAATACTACTCGTAACGCCATTCTGATGCGGGACCAATTCCAGTTTGAAATACCGGAATCCATCAAATCTGTGGATACCATGATGAAACAGTTTGGCATAACCTCTGAGGAATCTTATAACCTACTTGCTCAAGGTGCGCAGCGGGGGCTTGATAAATCAGGTGAGCTGGTGGATTCAGCGAATGAGTATGCCAACCAATTTAAATCGTTAGGCTTTACCGCTGACGAAATGTTTGATGTCTTCGCCGCTGGATCTGCGGAAGGTGTTTTTCAAGTTGATAAGGTGGGGGATGCGGTCAAAGAGTTTAACATCCGTTCCAAGGATGGCAGTAAAACATCTTCTGATGCATTTACAGCTTTGGGACTTAATGCAGAAGCCATGATGCAAGTCTTTGCTAAGGGTGGTCCAGACTCGAAGCAGGCATTCAGTGATATCGTATCCATGATATCAGATATCGAGGACCCCGTAGCCAGGAATAATATAGGCGTTGCGCTCATGGGTTCACAGTTTGAAGACCTTGAGGTTAATGTCATATCGGCAATGGGGGCTGCAACGCGGTCGTTTGATAAGACGAAAAAGACCATGGATGATTTGAACCGAATCAAGTTTGAAAAGCCTGGAGAAGCGATGAAAATGTTTGGTCGTCAGATCGAGGTCGGCATACTGATTCCTGTTGGACAAAAGTTGTTACCGTATTTAAACCGATTCGGTCAATGGCTGTCTGACCATAAGCCGCAGATCGAGGCGGTGGGCAATGCAATTGGTGACGGTCTTGGTGCAGCAATCAATATGGTAAGCGGCTGGATTCAGGCGGCAATGCCTTATCTACAACAATTTGGAACACAAGCATTGCAGGTGTTTGGGTACCTGATTGATAAGGGGAAAGAATTGTGGACCTCTATCCAGCCGGTGGCCGTGATGATTGGGGAGACCTTGTTAAATGCCGCAATTCAATTATGGCCACATATCCAGCAAATCGGTTCATCAATTGCTGATGCAGCTAAAGCATTCTACGATTGGGAAGGATTTGCACCGGTGGTGAGCGGAATTGTCGCGGCACTGGTCACATATAAGGCAGTCGTGGGCACGATAACAGTCGCAACCAAGATTGCGGCAGCAGCGACCAAAGCATGGACTGCAATTCAGAAGGCCTTTAGTATAGTCATGGCTGCCAATCCGATTGGCATTATTATCGCCGCCCTAGTGGGTTTAGGCGTGGCGCTGGTAGTCGCTTATAAAAAATCAGATAAGTTCCGGGCGTTTATTGACGGGATGTGGTCTGGAATCAAGACGGCTACCATGGCGGTACTGAATTTTTTCAAAATTACGGTTCCCCAGACCTTCATGACAGCTTTTAATGCAGTGACTGGATTTTTGAAGACTTGGGGAGTAACGATCCTGGTTGTGATTGGAGGCCCCATTGCATGGATCGTTGCCTTGGTCGTTAAATACTGGGATGAAATTAAGGCAGTGACATTTGCAGTGTTCAGTGCAATTGGTAGCTGGTTGTCATCCATATGGAGCAGCATCAGTAGCAATATTTCTGGGGCTGTCAGCGCTGTGTGGAATGCAATTACCGGGGCATGGAACAATGTATTTTCGATAACTAACTCTCTGATGACCAAAGTTTGGAACAAGATCACTGCTATATGGGCGCAGATTGTTGGAAGCATCAAGACAGCCGGAGTCAATGTCTGGACTGCCGTTTCGGATATGTGGGGAAAGGTGACAAGTTTTTTCAATGGGATCAACCTCTTTGATACAGGGAAAAAAATTATTAGTGGTCTGATAGATGGAATTTCGAATATGGCCTCGACCTTGATGGAGAAGGTCAAAAGCATAGCGGATGGCATTAAAGATTTCTTTGGTTTTAAAACCTCTGCAAGCGTGTCTGTTTCTACTGAAACTACTAGCATAAAGGCGGTAGACGGAAGTCACGCGAATGGGCTGCCTTATGTTCCGTGGGACGGTTATATCGGTGAATTGCACAAAGGCGAACGTGTTTTAACATCTAAAGAAAACCAGGCGTATTCCCAGCCGGAAGTAACATTGCCTAAGTTTGACTTCCCAATCTATCAAATGCCGGCTTTTGAATTGCCTGATTTTCAAATAGCTCAGATAAACATGCCTTTTGCGAAGCAGGAACCCGTAGCAGCAAAGCCTGATTACGAGCCACACACACCTGAATCATCCCCAGCACGAATGACAACAAATAATCATCGTGCAGATTTTAAGCCAATCTTTAATATTAAGGTTTCAGGTAATGCCGATGATAAGACCATTTCAAATCTGCGGGAGACGATTCGGCAAGAAATGCAAGATGTATTTGAATCGTATATGCGCAGCGTAGGATTGGAAGGTGCGTAAATGGCACTTATTGATGGCAAATACATTACTGTAGAGAATGAATCACCGTCCTTTCCCGTAACTGTGACAGAGCAACCGGTTGAAAAAGGGATCAACTTAATTGATCATGTGCAGGCACAGGCCCGGACGCTATCATTAACGGGAGTTATTGTTGGTACGGATGCAGCGAAGACACGCGCCTATATCATAGCTGCGAAAGACAAAGGCACAATCATTAATTACGTCGGCCGAAATCAATTCAAAGGTCTCATTACTGATTTTTCGACAGGACATGATTACACCACTGCGGATGGATTTACTTTTACGATGGAGCTGCGAGAGATAAAGATTGCAACGTCTTCTTATGTGGAGACGTTGCCACCTCCAATCAAGGCCCAGGTTACTAAGATCGTAAATTCTGGAACTAAGCAAACCCAGGAGAAAAAAACTGCAAAAACGACTACTAAGAAGAAAAGTAATAATAATACAAGTAAGAAAAAAGAAAAGGAAAAGGAAAAAGAAAAAGTTCAGAAAGTAAAATTTAAAACGGGAAGTAAATGGGCAACATGAGGCGGTGAATTATGGAATTTATTGAGATAGAGAAGGACAACATCCCTTATCGTTTTGACATATCTATCGCTGGTGAAATGTTTGGCTTTGAAGTCCATTACAATGCTGACTATGATTTTTTTACGGTGGATCTTGAAAAGAATGGAGAAGTGCTGGTATATGGGGAAAAGTTAGTTTATGGGCAAACGCTCTTTTATGACGTCCAAGATAACCGATTTCCTAGATTACCTATTGTTCCTTGGGATGAATCGGAAAAAAGCACAGCAGTAACATGGGAGACGCTTGGTATAAGCGTCTTTTTGTTTGTTATTGATGAGGATGAGGAAGATGACGAGTAAAAATTTTGGCCGTGTCGTGGAGATTATGACTGCTAATATGAAATTCACTCTTGATAAATACACGATGGAAGGGACGGTTCCATTTGACAACGACACGTTACCTAATGAGTCGGAACTGAGGATATGGAACCTGTCACAAACAACGATAAATAACATCAAGCGTAACGCTGTCCTAATGGTGAATGCTGGTTACACTGGAGATGTTGGGCTTATCCTCCATGGTCGAATTTCATCGGTTCGAACCAAATGGGAGGGCGTAGATAAAATAACGACTGTTTATGTCTTGGATAGTGAGGATCTCTCTAAGCGTGAAGTTACAGAGATTGCTTTTGCAAAGGGGACACTAGCCAGTGCGATTATTAAGCAGATGGCGGGGTATATCGGTTTACCTGTAGCGCAAATGGCACTTAACCAGGACTACAGATATCAAGATGGTTACACAGCAAAGGGAAAAGTCACCGACATCATTTCGGAGGTTTGTAAGGACTGTGGAACATCTTGTTATATCAATCAAAGCAAACTCTATATTCGTAATATTCGTAATGGTGCTGATTCTGTTTTTGCCTTGTCTCCAGAAACGGGTTTGATAGGATCTCCAGAATATTTCGAGGACAATGGCATTCAGGGATACAATATTTCCGCACAGCTGCAACAACGAATCACAACGGCTTCTGTTATTAATTTGACTTGCAGGGAATGGTCAGGAAAGCTTCATATTCGTAGTGGAACCCATAAGTTTTCCAATACAGGAGACTTTATCACAGAAACGGAGGCGATTATGTGAGTAGAGCAAATCCAGCAGGAGCACTTTCCCGTTTGCTTGGCGCGTATGCGGGTACACAAGGCGACGATATCAGTGTTGCGATGCCTTGCAAGGTTATTTCCTTCGATGATGCTAAGTTGAATGCTGTTGTGCAGCCATTACTTAAACTGACGAGTGGACAACCCGCACAGATAATGTCTGTCCCGGTCATAGGGCAAAAGGTGGAATTTGAAATTAATCTTGGTGTTGGGATGCAGAAATTCGAAACAATTATGCGTCCGCTATTAAAGGCTGGAGACGTTGTTTATGTTGTTTGTGCTGATGCTGAACTTAAAAATACATTATCCGGTCAAGTGGCAGCCCCGGACACCGAAAGGCGACACAGTCGAATGGATGCTGTAATCGTAGGGGTGTTACCATGCAGTCTATAAAACTAGATATTTCCGGAGATTTGGTGTTTTTAGACGGTGAATTGCAACTGATCTCCGGTCCTGAAGAAATTGCTCAATGTTGCACTTTGGCAGCAGGAACCAATAAAGGCGAGTGGATACTTGATCCAGAGATGGGCATTGATTTTAAGCGGATCACTGGAAAAGGGGTTACTGAAGAAGAAATTCGCGACGAGTTGACCAGTGGGGTTTTACAAGAACCGCGTATTCAGAGCGTAGATACGGTGACTGTAACCTTTGACAGAATGAAACGAACAGCTACAGCAGATTTTACGGCTACAGCTGTCAACGGCGATGTAATTAAGGTTGAGGGGGTCGAGACCGTTGTTGGATAGCACAGGTTTTAAACGACTACGATTTGATGATCTATTTTCGCAAATGGAGGATAAAGCCAAGGAATCATTTGGAGACACGGTTAACACATCGGTTCGCTCACCGCTTGGAATTATACTTCGTATTTTTGCTTGGTTTTTAGCTATTATTTGGAGCACCGCAGAGGACGTATACAACAGCGGATATATTCCAACGGCCACCGGCAACAACTTGGATAGGCTGGGTCCGCAAGTTGGTATATCCCGAACGCTTGCCCAATGGGCAGCGGGATCATTGGAAATCACGGGAACTATAGGCTTTACTGTTCCGGCGGGTACCCGTGCGGCGACGAAATCCGGTGTAGTGTTTGAGACAATTGCTGATGTTACACTGACCACTGGTACCGCCACCGTTGCTATTGAGGCGTTGGAACCGGGAGTATCAGGCAATGTCGCGGCAGGGGCAATATCTGTGGTAGTTAACCCGGTACCGGACATTACTGGTGTGACCAACGTTGTAGCCGTGACGGGGGGCAGGGAAAAGGAGACAGACGCCGAATTTCGCAGTCGCTTTGATTTGTCCGTGGCGGGTGGCGGTGCGGCTTCCGTGGATGCACTTCGGGGAGCGCTGCTAAGAATGCCCACCGTCCGAGCAGCAGCGATCATCGAGAACACAGGTATGACAAAGGATGCTGCCGGACGGCCACCCAAGTCTTTCGAAGCTTATGTGCTGGGCGGGGATGAGCTGGAAATCTCTACGGCAATCTTTGCAACCAAGTCCGGCGGCGTAGAAGCTCACGGGAGCATCAGTAAGCAAGTTGCCGATTTGGGTGGACAGCTGCACACGGTTAAGTTTTCCCGTGCAAACGAGGTGGGGATCAAAGTATCTGTATCTGTGACCAAAAACGCTCAATACCCGATCGATGGTGATGACCAAATTCGATCAGCCATTATTACGTATATCGGCGGCGAAGATGCCGCAGGGTCCTATTACAACGGCTTAAGCATGGGAGCAACCGTAGTGTATACCCGATTAATCAGTGTTGTATCCAATGTTGAGGGGGTCGAAGATATGATCTTGACAGTGGGCAAGACGAGCGGAGGCCTTGGCAGTTCTAATGTGCCTATTCAGGTTTATGAAGTAGCTCGGGCACGAGCGGCGGATATTATGGTGAACAGTCATGTTTAGTGTTAAGGACATGCTACGACGCTTTGCGGACACCTATAATAAAAATCCGGAAAGCAACTTGGGTAAGATGATAAGCATTTTGCATGGGGAATTGGCAAGAGTCGGTGAGACGCTGGAACGTGTCCGTGAGTGGAAAGACATTGATGCTGCCCAAGGCACGACGCTGGACCGAATAGGTTCCAATGTGGTCCAGCCACGAGGGGCAGCGACTGACGAGGTATACCGAGTACTGCTAAAGTCCAAGATTGCCCGAAATCTATCTAAAACGGACGTTAACACCATTATCCAGGTGCTAGCCCTTGCTTTGGACTGTGATTACTCAGATATCAAAATCCAAGAGAAATTTGCCGATCCACTGGAGCCGGAGCCAGCGGCAATCAACTTGATTCGTGTTCCAGTCCGGCGCTTGAATGAGGTTGGCATGTCCCCATTACAGTTTGCCCGAATCATACAAAAGACGGTTGCAGCAGGCGTCCGAGTGGCTCAAATTGAGCTTGCTGGGACGTTTGCTTTGTCCTCTCAGTATGATGTGCTTGAAACAAGCTCATTAGGACTTTCGGACACGGATATGACTACGGGTGGGGAGTTAGGAACGGTATACGCACCAGGCGATGATTATCCATTACCTATATAGTATTTAGGAGGGAATAAAGTGGCATTTAATGAAAAGCTTCCTGAATGGCAGGAACCAGGTATAGAGCCGCCAGAGAGTAAGCGAAAGACAGGTTGGCAGATCAACGACAAACCTCCAGCCGCATGGCTAAATTGGTATTTTAACAGAGTTTATAAAGTTTTCCAGGAGATCCGCAACAAGTTTGATACGCATACAGAAGATAACAATATACATGTCACAGCAGCTAAACAAACCGCATGGAATGTCAAAGAAACTCCTGAAGGAGCGCAGACAAAAGCGGACGCAGCTCGTGAAGCAGCAAAGGCAGCTTCGATTCCATTGGCGCAGAAAGGTGCTGCTAGTGGTGTAGCTGCGATGGACGCTACCTCTAAGGTTCCACGTGTTAACACCTACAGTTCTTTAGGCGGGGCTGGTGGAGCGACCAACCTTAACACTTTGTACACGGCGGGTACGTACTCAGTTACTAATACGGCTACGGGTGCTCCAGAAGCTAACTATGGACAAGTTATAGTTCATGTCAGTTCAGGAGATAGCCACGACAATGCGACTAACTGGATATGGCAAATGTTCTTTAGCACAATAGGTCCGATATATGTACGGAGAAAAGTAAACGAAAAAGAGTGGAGCGCATGGGTTCCATCGTGGACAGGGTATAATGACGCACCCCTATTTATGACTAGAGCCGTAGTACCAAACAGTACGGATTTGAACACGCTTATTACTAATGGTGTATGGGACATTTACCAGCCTTCGGGATTAACTAACCTTCCTCCTGCGGGAGTAACCTACGGCATCGTTTTTGTATTTAGGGCAAGTGCCGCTACAAACTACATCAAGCAAGAATTAACAGACATCATAACAAGTACTGTATACACAAGAAGTAGAAACGGAGGTACTGGGTGGAGTGCTTGGGTATCTACCGTCACTAGTGATAAACGGAACGTAGCTAACGGGTATGCTGGACTAGATGCAAATACTAAATTACTTGATGCGCACATACCGGATACCATCTCAAGACTAGCAACAAGACTAGTAACAGATACTAACCTAAATGATGTCATTGGAGAGGGTGTCTACCAATGTGATTCAAACGCTGTAGCGGGAACGATCCTTAATATGCCACCTGCGATAGCTAATCTAGCTTTCGGTTTACGAGTCACTAAGACCGCTGGTGCAGTCGGATTCAATCAGGAAATATACTGCTACTCACTTGCGGGAACAACTTCACCTAAGCGGTATACGAGAAACTACTACAATGGGACATGGTCTTCTTGGCAGGAAATAGAGACAACAGCGTCTAAAGGGGTAGCTAACGGTTATGCTGGGTTAGACTCATCTGTCAGGGTACCACGTAACAACGTGTACAACTCTCTGGGTGGAGCCAACACTATACCTGCTGTGGACTTAGACCTAGTTCTTACGGCGGGCGTATATCCGATTAGCCCTGTTACTCTTAACAAGCCAACGGCTAGTATGTGGGGGCAAGTGTTGGTTTTTGTCAGCGGCGCAGAAACGCACAACAACGCCAACACCTGGACTTGGCAATTACTATTGCAATCTAGCGGGGGTTCTTATGTAAGGTATAAAGATGCTGCGGCGGTATGGAGCACCTGGGTTCCGTGGTGGACAGGAAATAACGATAGTCCTTTTATTAGGGATAGGGGCTTGATTGCCAACGCTACTAATTTCAACAATTTAGTAACTAGTGGACTTTATGCCATATACCAAGAACCGCCAATAACATACGTGAATTCCCCGCTAGTGAACTACGGTATTCTTCAAGTTTCGAGAGTGGATCATAACGGGACTTTTTATATCAAGCAAGAGGTTATTGATGTCATATCGGGCGCAATCTACACGCGAGGAAGATCGGGGACAAGCGCTATTTGGACGGCTTGGGTATCTAGTATCAGCAGTGCTGGGGGTAACTTCACTGGCCCTGTATCAAGAACTTATAGTTCTGAATCGGTAAAACTCAGCAACGTAGCTTCTTACAAGAGTACACAAAATAATACAGGCACAATTAAGATAACCCTTCCGGTCGGTTGGAACGCAACCATGATGACCATAAAAATAACGGGGTATGAGTACGCAGCTAATCGCGGGGCGTGGGAGCTTATCCTTGGCGGGTACAACTTCACTAACGCTTGGAGCATGACCTCAGCTTTAGCGGATTCGGCGGCAGGGGTTTTGCCGTTTACGTCTGTGCGGTTTGCCTACGATGGCAGTAAGTGCTGTATCCTCTTGGGGACTACTACCAACGTAACGCAGTACCCGCACATAGAGGTAACAGAGGTGTTAGCGTCTCACGTTGGAGCTAGTGCCTTAGCCTCTGCGGGTAACTGGACGATTACAAATCTCACAAGTGAAACAGGGATAACGAACGCTGTCATTGTACCGATAAAGTGGGGTAATTCTGACTCAGTAGGTGGATATTCTGCTGCTCAGGTTACGCAAGGTACACTTACTTATGCCGTTACCTCTGGTACTGCTCCGACTTTGGCTGTTACTTTTAATCCAGCAGTTTCAGCCTTAACAACGGGTTTACGGGTAACCATTAAAGCACATGCAGCTACAACGGGTCCGGTTACACTCAATGTAAATGGTCTAGGCGCTAAATCTATCAAAAAGCCAAATGGCAATAACCCGCCTTTGGCTCTTGGTGGTGTCTATACGGTTGTATACGATGGAACGGCTTTTATCTTACAGGGTGAAGGGGGTGAATATGGAACAGCTACAGCAGCGGAAGTCTTGGCGGGAAAAACGATAGGCACAGAAAACGGACTGGTGAACGGAACAATGCCGGACAGAACTAGAGCCGGTGACAGCCTAACCTATACCACAGCCTTGTCAGCTAAAGGGGATGGATTTGGGAGCCTTGTCATGGAACCTCAGACGGGGTACTATGCTTCTGGACTTAATTCCGGTGGATTTGGGACACTGTTATCCGTTGATCCAAACTATGTACCCGCAAGTATACTGTCCACTAAAACCGTCTTTGGGGTTCAGGGTTCAGTTCCTGTTATCTCTGGGGTTGATGTAGCTTCGGGTGTGGGGAAATGGGGAAACGGTGACCTAGCTATCTACCCACTGGAGGGTTATAGAAAAGGTGGGATGGGTGCTGGAGAAATAAAAGTAACAACAGCACAACTACGATCTGTAGAAGGCGACTTAGCCCCTGCTAACATTCGTAGCGGCGTTGAAGTATTTGGAGTTACAGGAACACTGGTGGAGCGAATGTACGCAGAAGGCTATGCAGGTTCGGTAGGTGGAGGAGATGGTATATTCCGAGTTAGTGGGTTAGCATTTAGCCCTCGTATTGTGCGATTCACTTATTTTAGAGCATCTACACAAAGTACATTCGTATTCTTTGCTTCTGACATCACTATGTGGTCTTATACCGAGTTTTCGGGGACTAACCCTTATGGGAATGTAGTTTCGTCAGGTGCGATGCTAAGTCCTAACTTATGGGGTAGTAATGCCTTTTGTTCATCCCTTCCATACAATCCGGATTTAGTTAACATTAGTTGGTCAGCTTGGAGATAAAAAAGGAGGTTTTATGATGGAAATCGGAATGAAAATATACTTTGATAAAGCAACAGGAAACGTGGTAGTAAATACGGGTGAACAGGTAGGTAGGTTGGTAGTGGAGACAACCGAGGATCAGGACTTTGCAACATATAAGGCACTGGCTGAACGGGTCCGCGATACCATTGGTGTAGTAAAGCTCAAATACGGTCAGTTCCGTCGAGAATTTGCGGAGTGTAATGGCTACCGTGTTAATCCAGATACCGAAGATTTAGAGTTTACCTATCCGGGCGAGGTTCCAGCAGAGGTGCTAATTAAACGTATCGAAATGGTAGAGGGAGAAAGTGCTAAAACGGTTCAGGAGCTAGAACAAACCAATAAGAAACTTGTAGAGACCTTGGAAAGACTTGATCAAACTGAAACCCAATTGCAAGAAGCGCAGCTTGCTCTTACGGAAAATTATGAAGAGTTACAGACTGCCAAACATGAGGCGGCAGACGCACAATTGGCGCTCACAGAGCTTTATGAGCTGGTACTTGCCGGACAACCCGTAGCACCTACAGACCCCGTTGAGGGAGGTGAAGAAGACAATGCCTAAAGTATATGCAAGCTTGATCCGTAAAGGACTTAAGAAGTTGGAGCAAGTACCGGAGATTATCCGTGAGGATGTCGCAGCAGAGCTAAAAGAATAGATTAAATTGCTAGCGCCACATAGTAGGCGTTTTTATTTTGCCCTCGGGATTTCCGGGGGCTATTTATATTGAGGGGGAAACGGGAGTGGAGCCTACAACGATCGTAGCAATGATTGCGGCAGTAAGTGGGGTTGTCTTGGGCTGGACGGGGAAAACCCAAGCATTTAAAAAGGATGTTGCACAAGAGGCTGGTAATGGTGCGTCACTTCGTACTGACGTTGAGTATATCAAACGGGGCGTGGATGATATGCGTTTAGAGCAGCGAGCCCAGGGGCAGAGATTTGATTTACTTTCAGAGCGTGTAACGCGTATTGAAGAGGCTTCTAAATCGTATCACAAGCGGCTTGACCGATTTGAAGAAAATAGAAGAGGTGATTTGTAATGGAATGGAATGCAATTATGGAGTTTATTAATCCCGAATTAATGGCTGTCGTTGTAGCTTGTTGGATCATAGGCTATGTTTTGAAAAAAACGCCGAAAGTGCCAGATTGGAGTATTGTATACATCGTTACGCTGATGGCCATCGTATTTGCTGTACTGATGTTAGGGTTTGTCATTACAAGCTTTATACAAGGCATCCTATGTGGTGCTGTAGCTGTATATGGTAACCAACTGGTCAAGCAGTCTCGTAAAGCGGGTGATGAGTAATGAGTCGCAAAATTTCGCAAGTGGGAATTTCCCTTATCAAGTCTTTTGAGGGCTGCCGTCTCACGGCGTACAAGCCTGTGCCTACTGAAACATACTGGACAATCGGATGGGGTCACTATGGTCCAGATGTTAAAGCAGGTATGACCATCACGCAGGCACAGGCTGACAGTATGCTTCTATCCGATCTGGCAAAGTATGAGGCATATGTTAATGATGCGTCGTACGTGCCGGTTACAGCGTGGCTCAGTCAAAATCAATTTGATGCACTCACAAGTTTTTGCTACAACTGCGGCAACGGCAGCCTTAAAAAACTTTGCGTAGGGCGGACGATAACAGAGATCGCTCAGAACATTACTAAGTACAACAAAGGCGGCGGCAATGTTTTGGCTGGTCTAGTAAGACGGCGTAAGGCGGAACTCGATCTGTTCAATAAAGAAGACGTATTAATCAAAAAAGAATCCCCAAATGCCAAGGAGGACGATACTTTGGAACTGACTAATTATCAATGGACATTGCTGCAAACACAGGTTAAGACTCTCCTGACAGCTGGTACGATCAATGACAAGACTTGGCTTGATAAGATCGACAAAAAGACGTTGACGACATCTGAGCTTGCGTGGCTGTCGTTTATTGTTGCTAAAAAGTAAATGCTCAAACGTTTGAGATTATGAAAAAGCCCTACTAACCTAAATAAGGTCAGTGGGGCTTTTTTGTTATATGGATTAAAGGCGTCCACTGGCTTTAATTAGTGCTGCGATCGAGAGGACCAATGCAGCCACAATAACTATCCAGGTAATCACGTTCAGCATATTCCTTCCTCCTTTAGAGGGGCCGCAGCCCCCGCGTTACTTAAAGAAAATCTTCGAAACTGATGGTGACTGTTCAAGATCAAAAAGCTCATCCTCTGTTATCCAAATTTCATTTGATCTCCCAAAACTCCAGAGAACTATAGCTAACCTCGCCATTTCCGTATTTCCTCCTGTGTATGCCCGCCGGCTAATTGTATCGTTCAAACCGTTTATGTTATGATTGGATGGAGAGTAAGGGGTGCAACCCTTACTCTCCGGGAACCTATTTACGTTTGCGTGGTCCGCGGCGTTTTTTGGTTCCTTTCTTTTTTTCCTTTAGCAGCAGCGTTGCGGTAATGAGTTGAATGATTGCTGTAAGGAGCGTAACCCAATCTTTCATATGCCTTGTTCACCTCCTTTCTTATCTTAATTATATACTGGTACCAGTATATTGTCAACATATTTCTATACTGGTAACAGTATATTTTTTGTGGTATCCTATAGCAAAGGGGTGATAACCTATGGAACAGCAAGGTAAGGCATCAACACGCGCAAAGGATAAGTACAACGCCGCAAATTATGATCAAGTGAAACTTTGGGTTAAGAAAGGTGACAGGGAGAGGATTGACGCTGTTGCTAAGCAACTTGATAAGAGTCGCAACGCCTTTATTTTGGAAGCGATAGAAGAAAAGATAGCAAGAGAATATACAGAGCCGCCACAGGAGTAG